CTTGGGTGCCGGAAGCAGTTCTTGGTGACCATGCTCGCGGTGCCACAGGACCTTCTCCCAGAATGCCTTCATGATGGGCATGTTGGTCGCCCACCACTCGCGGTTCCGTGGAATCTCCATACAGACAAACTCGGCAGGCTTGGGGTAGGTGATTTCGGCAGGTCGATATTGCACAAAGTCACAGACTTCCAATTCGAGGCACTCCATTAGCACCTGCACCTGCGCGTAGTAGTATTCAGGTGGCGTTCCATCACCAATCGCTCGTGACTTAGGGCACTTGATTTCCAAGAGTCTTCCGCTATAAGTGATGCCGTCGGGTGATCCACCGATCCAGTCGAGGGTATGATGGGGTTCCAAACCGATCTCAAATACCTTTTGGTTGTGGCGTTCCTCGTAGATCTGTCGAGCTTCATCTTCGTACTTTTGTCCGTGCTTAGTCGCCCAATCATTGAATGGCTCGCTGACTCCACACTTTTTCAGAATCAACTTCTCTGGCTTTTCGTAGGGATTCACACCTATCGCCGTGCCGGCATCGGATGCCGTGAGCATCGTGCCCCTCATCTTGAACCACGCATCGGAACGTTGTTCAGGATAAGTCTTGTTGAAAAACTTCTCCGCTTGGGGATGCATACTAGTTAGCATAGGGCTCTAATGTTTAAGTGGAGGACTTGGTGGGCGTCTTCTTCTTGCGTGAGGATGATGACTTCTTAGGCTTGGGCTCCTCAACCTGAATAACTTCTTCAACTTCGGCGACGGCAGCCGCTGCGACCGCGACAACCTCCGGTTCGGGCTCCTGCTCCTCCTTGACCACCACGGGCTCGGGGACCGGTTCAGGGACCGGCTCGGGGACCGGCTCGGGCTCCTTCTTGACCTTGACCGGCTTCGCCGAAAGCATCAGACGAAGACCCTCGACATCCACGACCTTGTCAAAGTTCTTCGCGAACTCCCTGAAAACGCCATTGCCGCGCTTCTCCACGACGACCACATCGGGGCCGAAAGCCTTCACATCAGAGACGGACTTCACGGGGAACCCAGTAGGGACATCCACGATCACATTACCTGACTTGCGACCCCATGCACGAACCTCGTGACCGGTGCACAACTCATTGACTGTCTTGGAAATAGGATTGATAAGGGCGACCTTCATTATTACTTTCTGTGGACATTTTTAATCATGGCATTGGGTCGCTTGGATGGAACCAGTCTCTTTTCAAGTTTCTCCTCTAGCCGCTTTAGGGTGAAGTAGGCACCAGCCTGTTCGGCTTCCTTTTTGGTAGATCCCTTGCCGGTTCCCCATTGATGTCCCTGGACATAGACGCCTACTCTGAACTTGGTGGCATCCACGTGTTCCAGTTGACGATATTCAGGGAGATCCCACTTCTGCGACTGACAGACGCGCATCAGGATGTCCTTGTAGTTGTCATCCACCATCAGGCGGTCCAAACGGATGAGATCTGGATTATCCAGGACGCCCAGGACAAACTTTTTGGCTTCGATCATCCCAAGATCCAAGTAGATGGCACCCACAAATGCCTCAAATACGTCTTCGAGAATCTTTGGATTGTTGTTCCATCCATTTCTCATCCCCTTTTCATCCATCTGAACCCAGTTGTGGAATCCCAATTTGGCAGACACATCTGCTAGCGTCTTCCCACAGACAATCTTTGTTCTCGCACGAGTTAGAAATCCCTCCTGCAGATTCTCGTACCTATCGAACAAGTACTTGGTGACAATAAAGCCCAACACGGAGTCGCCCATAAATTCCAATGTTTCATAGGAACCCTCGACGCCATCGTGTTGAACAGAAGATTTGTGCTTGAAAGCCTTGTGGTACACATCGATGTTTTTGATGTTCGTACCGATGATGGCTTCAACCTCCTGAGTGGATATCATTTTCTAAAAGTAAGGTGCGTTTTTTGTTTAAGCCTTGATGAAGTGCTTGGAGATGTGCTTCTGCAAGGTCATATAAGAGAGGGTCTCTCCCTGAGGTGTTTGCAGGAGCTTCTTCAGTGGCTCATCCTGAATAATCTTTCGTCCATCCTCTGGATGAGACAGACCCTTATCCTTTACGTACTGCTTAACGAAACGGGTCACATCAGTGCGAGACACCTCGGTGCCCTCGACGAGACCCATAAAATCGGTTAGGTCCTTGGTGACCTTGCTGGGCTTGTTGAAACCGGTGTTGGCGGCACGCTCCTTGGCCTTGGACCCGTCGGGGTCATCCTGAACCTTGGCGATCTTACGGACCAACTTGGTGAGACTCTTGATCTCCTTGCGCATCTCGGTAAGCTCCTTCATCACATCCTCGGTAGACATTGTTTTTCGTACTTACCTTTATTTTCTTCTCTTTAATTTACTTCTCAAGGAGAGATCCCCCGACACCGCTGAGGATCTTGTAGGACATGGCATCACGGACAAGAGCCTGGTCACCACAGAACCCACCGGGGCTAAGATCCTTGGTGTAATAGGCGGCATCCTTGCCTGGGCCGGGGACACAGTCCAGCTTGTAAGGAAGCTTGGTGATGGCATCGCCGCTGATCATGGGCTCAACCTCCACCGGCTCCGGGGACAACCTGTACCCACTCTTCTTCATACCCATGAAGCACTTGACGTACATGAGCACCACGATGGCAATCACGAGCACGAGGGCAAACTGACTACTGATCATACTTCTTTACTAGAACATTTGATTTTTTTCTGCGTTAAAGACTTGATGATAAGTTTATAGACTGACACCAGAAGACATGGAGGATTTCGAGATTGAACTTGATAATAATAGCGAGATCATGGTCGACCTGGACAATGATGAGCAGGATCTTTTCAACGGCGTCGTCCTGGATGCCACGAGGCGCAAGCGAACGAACAACCCGAGCATGAATGACCGCCCTGTTGAAGCACCTGTATCTTCATTCATGGCATTCGCAAACCACGGAAAGCAGACGCCTTCGGCACGTCCTCCGCCGCCACAGGAAGAGCCGGAAGATCATGGAGAGGGTTTCGGTGACGACTATGGAGGTGGCGTTGGTCTCGAGGGAGGCTATGACGAAGATGCGCCTTCTCCTGGATACAAGTCCATCGACGACGAAAAGGCTGACCTTTTGAATAAGATCACCCGCCTGGAAAAGAAGGGCATTCGTTCCATTGAGCGACTGAACATGCACTCGTCGATCCACGACATCCGTGGTGAGGTCAAGCGGATGTCCTATTCAATTGAGGTGGATCAGTCGGTCAAGATGCAGCGAAGGATGCTCATCGCCTGTGTGACTGGAATCGAGTTTCTGAATAAGCGCTACAATCCCCTGGATATCCATTTGGATGGGTGGTCCGAGTCAGTGATGGATGGAGTCGATGACTATGATGATGTATTCGAGGAGTTGTATGTGAAATACCGCGGCAAGGCAAAGATGGCCCCCGAGCTGAAGTTGATGATGATGCTCGGTGGTTCCGCCACGATGTTCCATCTGACCCACTCGATGTTCAAGTCTGCGATGCCCCAGATGAACGACGTGATCAAGCAGAATCCTGACCTCATCAAGAGTATGATGTCTGCCGTGGCAAACACCGCCAAGAGCGCCCAAGAGAGAAACATTGATCCTCGTCCACCGCCACCCATCGCCCGAAGGGAGGTTCAGGGGCCGAGCATGGATCTCTCATCGCTGATGTCCAATTTCATGACTCCTCAGTCCACCACGACCCGCGATGTGGAGGAAGTACGCCCGCCGGCAGGACCTTCAAGCGACGGCAACATTGAGGACGATATCTCTGACATCGTGAGTGTGAATGGTGAGTCAGTCAAGGAGGTCGAGGTCTCTGCCCCCAAGAAGAAGCGTGGCAAGAAAGGAAAGACGACACTTGAATTGTAAATAATTTCCTAGTTGATATTAAATAATGGTAGGCTATTGTTCCATTGAGGACGCCTACGGAGGGCTTCCTCGGGAAACGGTCAAAGCACCGCCGGCTCCCGAGAAGGCTGCTGACAGGATATTCCCCACCGACAGGGTGGAGTTCTATGAGGTCGAGGGTGTGATGGATTCGGAGTTGGGTTACATGGTGGTCCTCTTTATGACAGGGGTTGCTGCTCTGGTTCTGAGGGACATTCTTCGTGCTCTATCTTGAGAAACCGCTTTCCGGTGAGATAACCGTGATAGAAGAGTTCCGTTTTCTTGTCGTCGTCCATAGAAAAATTAAATGCCTCACCTTCTTTCATCTTGATGTAGATCGTAGGCTTTTCATAGACCACTCTATTTCTCATAATCGAAGTGATAAAGTGTTGTATGAAATCGACAAACGACCCTATGTGGGGTGGCTTCTCCATTGAGGGTTCTGGATCCAGTTCTATTGAAACAAGTTCTTCCATGTCCTTTCCCATGAAAGGCGTCAGTGGACACGTTTCGAATGCCGCTAGATCTACGTAGCGATGTCCCTGGTAGACCACGGACTCGAACAAAAACGGAATGCTGATGCTCATGCAGACGGCGTGGGACACCGACATGTCAGGGTGGGTGTGGTGGGAAAAGTAGCAACTCCTTTGCAACGTGATATTATATGCCGAAACGTAAAAGTCCAGTCCGCACCATTCCTTAAGTTCCTGAAATGTGAAATCTTCCTTTCCAGACAACTCCACACAGATCTTAGTGAAGACCTCTTTCCACCTGGTTGCCGGCACCAATCCGTAGTTATTAAGAAGGGACTTCAGGTTCAGTCGCATCAACTGGTTTACATCGGCAACATCTCGGATGATTCTAAAAAGTCTGATGATGTCCCACTTGGCGACTAGACATCCAAATGCCACGATGGATCCCGCAGATGACCCGGCAACGGCTTCAAGATCTTTAGTTTTATCATAATTGTAAAGTGCATAAACTGTACCTAGGATGGCATAGAATCCCATGGCACCTGGTCCCACGACGAGATACTTCATCCTTTTTAGAACTCGAGAGGACTTTGTGAGCGAATAACCGCGAATAAAATCCAATAAAGAAAAGTGTTCCTCACGATCAATGTCTGGTCTGTTGTCATTCCGCTCAGAAGAAAGTACATTCCGGATGCGAGATAGACCTCGCTTGGCCGAACCACGTACTTCATCGCCCCACGAAGAATGATTATATACAGGATACCGAACACAGAGGTCATTCCCAGACGATCCACCAACCCACCCATACCCGTGACGGCGGGTGACAGGAAGGCGAAGAGGACGGTTGGAACAATGACCTTTGTACTTGTCACGTCTGGCAGTCGTACCATATCTATTGATTGCCAACATTTAATCTAACAATAGTATTCATTTTTACAAAACTCGGAAAACGTAAGTGTTTCAGGCACCATATTATCATAACAATGTTGTCTGTATAACTCCCAGTTATTCCATAGTTCATCACTGTAGTAGGCTATCCAATCTTCATACTCATATTCATTGGGATCCACGAAGCCTTCATCTTCCTCATTGTCATAGTCCTCGATCACCTGAGGCTCGGAAGCAATTGGAGTGTAGTCAAGAAGATTAGATCCCACCATCTTTGATTCTATAAATGTCTTGAATTATTTCTTTAACTTGAGTTGAAGGCTTGATGTCTCCTTGGGCTCCAACTTATCCTCAATCTCCTTGATGATCTGGTTTAGACGCTCTTGACCTCCCTCAATGTAATTTGGTAGTTCATCCATTAGGATTTTCTTAGTGATCGCGGGCTTCTTGACTGACATCTTCTGGGTGACCTTGGTGCCGCCACGTGTCTGAACGTCATCAATCTTCTGAGCCTTCATGTAACCACCGATGAAGGTCTTCAAACTGGACTCACGGTCCTTCAGCACCTTAATGGCCTTTTGTGCCTCCGTTAATTGAGTCTTGATCCCCTCTAGCTCGGCAATAGCCTCCTTGAACTGATCGCTAATCGGCATTCCGTCAGACATCGTTTTGTTAACCAGTGGTGTAATTTCTTTAATTCAAAAACAGTCAGAGTTGTTTCCCTGAATGTTTCTAAAATGTATTAATCTAGATCAATCTAAGCGGTACCCTGACCAAGCTCGAAAGCGGGGCGCATCTGGTCCGGCACGATCGTGGAGGTGTTGAAGATCGTGACGGCATCGCGCGGGTTCGGGGGCTCCGACCGGATCTGCTGGTTGGCATTCCGGAGAGCACCGCCGACGGTCTCGGGGTAGCCGATGAGGGCACGGGGGTTCAGGTAGTTCTGACCCTTGAGGATGTCATCGGGAGCGAAGTCACCGAAGTCCTCCTGAGCCGCCACATCGCGGGGGAGCAGGCTGGAGGCAACCCCCATCCCGTTGGCAGCCGCTGCGGGCACGGACAGAGAGCCACCGTTCACCGGAGCGCCGGCAGAGTCAACCACGTTGGCACCCTCATACCCCTCCTTTCCGTTGATGTAACTCCAGCTGTACATCCCCTCCTTGGGAGCCATTCCGAGGGCACGGCGGATAGCGCCGTTGTTCGCCCACATAAAATAACCCACGGCAACGAGCAGAGCCAAAAGCAACATGGTCTCGGTCTTCATCATCTTAACCTTCATATCGTTTAATGTTACTTACTAAAAAAATTCCTCCTCTTCCTCTGACTCTGGCTC